GAGGGATGGTCGATTGCGACATACCGGAACAAGTTACAGGAAGAATTTACATTCATGAACCGGTACAGAGCAGAGCGTATCGCACGCACTGAGATAATGGTAGCGTCGAATGTTGGCACGTTGGAAGGGGGCAGGAATTCTGGTATACCTGTAAAGAAGCGATGGGAGCCGATTGTTGATCAGTGGAGCAGGCCGGATCATGCTGCAATGGCAGGAGTTGAGCCGATTGGCATTGATGAGCTGTTTAATGTTGGTGGCGTAATGATGCAGCAACCAGGCGATGAAGCTGGCGGGGCTGAACACGTCATCAACTGCCGGTGCGGACTGGCGATAGTACCTGACACGACCTATGAGGATATATTGAACCGATGACAGACCTCAGCCTTGACATTGACTGCTTGATGTTGCTCGATGAAATCGGATGCGAAATAAACGAAATAAACGAAATCTGGCTTGATGCAACGCTGGACGAGTTGAATGAAAACACACACTTGACAACTGAGCAATAATGTTGTATATTTGTACCAATTGCGTAATAAAGTCCCATAATGGAAAACACGTATAAAGCCGCTAATTTGATTAAGGATGTTGATGTAAAAGCCCGCACCGTTGTGGCTTATGCTTCTGCATTCGGTAATATAGATTCAGACGATGACATAATACAAGAGGGGTCGTATCAAAAGACCATACAAGAAAACGGCCCTGGTGGTAAAAACAGGGTTTGGCATCTGTTCAACCACTGGCTTGACCACCCAATAGGCAAACCTTTCGAGCTGAAAGAGGATAGCACCGGTTTGCTATTTGCATCGAAGTTACCCGACACGACAAAGGCTAACGACCTGCTGAAATTATACGAATCAGGTTTTCTAACTGAGCATTCTGTATGGATTAGGATTATAAAGGCAATTAACCAAACTGTTGATGCTCGCGAAATCAGGGTGATACAGGAAGTTGCGTTGATGGAGGTGTCATCTGTGTTATGGGGTGCTAACGAACAAGCCCGCACCGTTGAAGTAAAGAGTATAGCAGAATTGAACAACCGCATTGAGGCAGGGGCGCAACTAATGCGCTCAGGCACGATGTCAGACGATATGTTTTTAAGAATAGAGGCAACCCTCGCAGAAATGCAAAAAACTATGGCACTGTTACAGCAGCCGCCACAACCCGAACCAAAGCCGGAGCAACAGGAAACCACTTTGGAGGATCAAATTGATTATTTAACCAAAAATTTGAAACTCCTAAAAAATGGAAGCACTGGAAAAACTGGCGCAGGAGATTGACAACAAAGTCGAGCAGCTCGCCAAAGCCTCAAAAGATGAGGCCGCACAAATTGCAAAAGATTTTCACGCACTGAAAGACGAGTACAACGCGAAGTTCGCGGAGTACATGAAAAACCTCGAAACTGTACAGAAGTCAGTTGATGCAATCGCAATTGAGAAGAAGAGATTTGAAGAAAATCAGATCAAATCATTCCGTAGCGAACTGGAATCACAGCTGAAATCTGAGAATTTCAGATCATTTATCAAAGCCAAAAAATCAGGTGAGCGCACAGCAAAGCACTCAATCACCATTGATGGTGTTGATACTTTAAAGGCCACTGTGACACCGTCAACTGCAACGGCTGACACATCTTCCCCTCAGTACTTGCCGACCGGTATCATATACGACCCGGACAGGATGATACACGTTCGCGATTTTATCCCGGGTGGATCAACTACTGTTAACACGCTTGTCGTACCTGTTGAAACATCAATAACAGATGGGACAGCCGTAACCGCTGAAGGTGTGCAGAAAGGTGTATCTGCATTTGCACTTGATAACAAAACTTTCCCGGTTATGAAAATTGCCTCTGTTTTGAAAATCAGCGAGGAAATGCTTGATGACGTTGATGGCCTTGTTACCTACATCGTTAACCGCTTCACTCAGAAATTGAGGTCAAAAGAAGATTACACCCTGTTGTACAGTGTTGCAAGCTCAACAGCATTCGACGGATTGACTGTTGCCGCTCAGGCTTATGTTGATGCGCTTGCTGATTCAGCCGTAACGGAATGGGACGTTCTGATGGCTGCTATCACTCAGGCAAAGGTTGATGAGTACATTCCAAACTATGTAATGATTCACCCCACCACAGGATTGAAACTCAAAACCGCAAAAGGAAGCGATGAGCATTACCTCGGTCGCGCTCCGTGGGACAAGGTGCCGATGACTGTTGACGGCGTACCGATTATAGAAACAACCGCCATCGGGGTTGGTGAGTTCATCGTGGGTGACTTTGCAAAAGGCGCACAGGTATTTGATCGCAAGTCAGTATCTGTAAACTTTTACGATCAGGATGAGGATAATGCTCAGAAAAACTTGATTACTGTTGTTACTGAGGAAAGGCTCGCGCTGGTTATCTACCGTGCTAACGCGTTTGTTTACGGTGACTTTGAGAGCGCACTGGCTTTGGGTAGCGCATAGTAACTGATTCGGCGGGGGGTTGAGGATCGTGTGTTGGCCTCAGCTCCCTTACCCGGATCGCAATAAAACAGGAATGAAAGTAAAAGTAATCAACTTAGCAAGCAGGACAGACCGCTGGCAGTCAATACAGGACCAACTACGGGTGTTAGGTGTATTTGATTACGAGAGGTTTGATGCTTACACAGGCGGGGCAACCGGATTTAATAAGTCCGTGCATTACGCGCTGAAAGATGAGCGCGAACTGCTGCTACTTGAGGATGATTGCATATTTACAGGCACATATAACGACCTTATTGCAGCAAAAGCGAAACTACCCGACGACTGGGATATGTTGTATTTAGGGGCAAATGTACTTACACCGCAAAAGCAATACACAGACGGGATATGGCATTTAGATAATGCCTGGACTTCACATGCTATATTGTACAGTGACAAGGGCGCGGAATGGTGTTATAAAAACTTTCCGCATGATGACGTTACAATATACGACGAATGGCTCAGGACTGTTGCACAAAAACAACTTAAATGTTTTATCATGAATCCGATGATAGCAGTACAAGCCCAGTCATATTCCGACATTTGGTGGGTTGTTGCAGATTACGACATTAAACAAACAGAAACACACCTAAAATGAAGATACTCGTTTACATACACGGATATCCTCCCACCCATAACGCGGGCGCGGAATGGATGCTTTACGATATAGTTGAGTATCTTAAACCGCGACATGAGATCATTGTATTGACCGAACGTGCAGACCAAACATTTCACACAGGAGTACAGGTAATCACCAACCAACCGGCACACACAAAAACATACTTCAGTTGGGCTGATGCTATCATCACTCATCTGGACTACACCGCGAAGGCTCACAATATTTGCCGCGTACTTTGTAAACATGATCTGTACTTTGTCGCACACAATACAAGCCGATATGCAATAGTACAAGGCAGACCAAAGCAGTTTAATGTAATATATAACTCAAATTACACCGCTTCAGTTAACTACCCGCAACGGTCAACTGTATGCCGGCCTCCACTTATTGCAGAACGCTATCAACAGCCAAAGACCGGACGGAACGCGATAACACTGGTTAACTGCTGGCCGGACAAGGGCGGTGTTATCCTTGCTGAGTTGGCGCGACTGATGCCGGACAGGGAGTTCATCGGGGTATTGGGAAGCTATGGCGAACAGCATAAGTCATACAGTCCTAACCTGACTTATATAGCTAACAGCCCTGATATTGCGCGGGTGTACGCTGACACACAGATATTGATTCAGCCGTCACTGTACGAAAGCTACGGCAAAGCAGCATGTGAGGCGATGTCATCCGGTTGTGCTGTGTTATGTACAGACACTCCCGGACTTCGTGAGGCGTTGGACTATGCAGGTGTATATGTTGAGCGTACCGCACAGGCATACAAGGACGCGATTGAGGATCTGGATATTGACAAGCAGATTGAGCTCGGGCAACTCAGAACTAAGGAATTAGTTGAACAAACACAAACAGATTTAGAAAAACTTGAAAACTTCATAACATGCAAAGGGATTTGAGAGCATTAAGGCCGTTTCATTATAACGGTACAAGCTACACAACCGGACAACTATTCACTGCATACGACCTGCATGCCTCGTATCTTATCGGTCGCGGTTTGGCTGAAGAAGTTAGCATCGCACCTGGAACGCCTGTAACCACACCGATACAGTCAGTATCAATCGATGGCGAAACAAAAGAACTGAAAAGAACACGCAAACGTAAGTAACATGCTGGACGTAACCATCACCAGAACATCGTATATTGTCACAGCCGCTGAGCTGAAGACATGGCTCAGGATAGACCACAGCGCGGATGATTCGATGCTGACTAATATCATCATACCTGCTGCACAGCAACAGATTGAAACGGCAACCGGGTTAATCCTATCCAATGAACAGGCAGTTGTGGCTGTATTTAGTGCAGAAAGTAACAACGGATTTATATTTTTACCATGTAACCCTGTGCAGGCAATTACTGAGGTGCTGCTAAACGATGAGATATATGATGGATATGTTTTAACCTCAGGTGGTGGTATGATTGTGACGGCTGGGTTTTCGGTATCTGTTACCTATAACGCAGGCTTTCCAACAGCTGACGCTGAGCTGAAGCAAGCAGTATTAATCCAAGCCGCTTACCTGTACAACAACCGAGAAGCGACAGACCTCTCTCCGGCAGTTAACCGTATTGTTACGCTTCGCACCAATAACCTGATGTTCTGATGCAGCCAGGAAAACTAAAATATAGGGTAGAGTTTTACACAGTGACCGCGACAATCGATGGGCAACTGGGTTACAGCACAACAGAAACGCTCGCCTCGACAAGGTATGCAGATGTGCGGCAGTTGTCGCAATCCGAAACACTGACAAGTGGGCAGGTAGTCGGTGAGAATAATTTTGAAATCAAAGTCCGCAGAGTACCGGATGAAATCATGGCGAAGTCAACACTGATAAAGTGGAATAATCGCAGGATGAACATCACATCAATACAGGCTGATGATTTTTACTTAACAATACAAGCAACTGAGCAGGCAATATGAGCGACAACTTCACAGGCATATCACCCGCAGAGCTTGCACGGTTCA